TCCCCTTGCGCCCATACACTGATTAAAATCGGAACAATCCGTGTCCCCCGAATCATCCGCTGTTTTAATTCACCCGTTACCTCATCCCGATAGCGGGCAAGGTGCGCGGTGCGGTCATCAAGCTTACCTTCTTGCGTGATAAGCGAGACAAGCGGCCACTTACGCGCCATCACCTGTTTGTTTTCATCCGCTCGGCTTCTGACCACCGTCGCATCGGGAAGTACGGCGGTGATGCACTCGTCAAGTAAATCTTTTGCTGCCTTTATCATCCCATCCATAACCTATTCTGCTCCTATTGCAATACCAACGTTTATTTTCAGCCGCTAAAATGGCGCAGCTGAAAAACACTGCGAGTTTGCGCAAAGCGCAAACATCGCTTATTTATATGTGCGCTTTACGCGCACCAATTCAACATTTTCGAAAGTTGAAACTTTCTGTAATGTTGAATTTCAAGGAAGTAGCTTTTTAATTGCGGGGTCGGCAAAAAAACGCTCTTGGAAGTTTTTCGGAACCCCAAGAAAGGGACGAGCGGGAATCTTTGAGCCGGGATGCTTTACGAGTGCATTGCCACGCTTTATCGTATGGGCTTTTGTTTTACCGCCCATTTGATGTATCTTTGAATACACCAAGGAAGAGCCGATAATCACCGAGCCGTCATCAAAGGCATTAAACGTGATGGACTTTTTCAGCGTTCCTCTATCGGTGAGTATCGGGGTTTTTGATCCCGGCTTTGCGGCAAGCGGGCCGCGAGCTGCTTTCAAGGCTTCCCATTTATCACCGCGTACCGGATCTTCTTGTTTTTTAAACGCTTCTGCCGTTACCGCTTCAAGCGCAAGTCCTGCAGCCTGCGCTATCCGTTTTAGGTTGCAGTGTGAAGCATGGTGTAATGCCGCTATAATGTGCCGGTATTCTGCCTCATCAAGCGTAACTTCTATTCCCGCCTGACTCATAGTTAGTATCCTTGCCAGTTCATACGAGTTATCGATACCGCTTGTATGTTTCCTGAAGGTGGCTTACTGCTGTTTTCATCGTAGCCGGGTATTTTGTATTTTCCTTGTGCAACCTTATCCAAATACCGTCTGGCAATATCTGCCTGTTCAACAACCGCTTTTCCGCCGGGATCGTTTTCAAGCATACCGGTGCTAATAATTAAAGAGGCACAGGCGATATCAACGCAGTATTTTTTTATTGTCGCTGGGGTACCGGCAAGCGGTACGGTATAACCGCCGGATAAAAGGTAGCCGTCAATTTCTGCACTTGCATCGGCTATTGCCTTTTGAGCGCGCTCTGCATCGACTGCGCTCCACGCAGCAATACGCTCCGCCCCATAAGTGCTCTGTAAATCGGTCATGGTACAATATTCCATACCTGCCTCCTTTCTGCTGTGCGGCTCAGCAAAGCCTGCTATTAAGCCGATGTATAAAAGGCTTAACAGCAACACAAAAAATCTTTTCATAACAAAACCTCCCGTTATTTTGAAAATCCTTTAAAGGACTTCCTTGATGGTATAAATCAGATTTTTGCAGACAATTAATTCTGCAACATCATGAGCAACCTGCACATATTCTCCGCCGAGAATACCGCCGTCCTTTTCCTCCCATGTACGCACGACATAGCCTGAGTTATCCGCTTCGCGGTATTTTACTGCGACGGTTTTTCCCGCACACGGCTGATCCCATTGAGAGTCGGTGTAACAAAGAACGACTGAATCACCCCAGATACTTTCAGGGGTAACCTTTTTATCTTCGCTTCGCTTGCCAAAATCCGCTCTGCCTTTTGCAATGATGACTTTGTTAATTCTGAAAAGCTTCGCAAGGTTCGCCTCGTCAACTTTTTTTATCAAGTTTGCTTCGCCGAGATACTTCAAAAGTACCGGATGGTATTCAAGAGCGTCATAGACAGCCTCGCTGAGCACCATCGTATTCGGACGGAAAAAACATTCTTTTATCGCCGCGTTGATCGCTTCAACGGGATTGCCTCCTGCCGTATCGGAGGCACCAGACCATTTGTGTTCCGCCTTCGTACCTTTGCCTGAAAGTTTTGTATTGCGACCGTCCAAATTGGTAACCAAGTCAGCAATGCGCTTTTCTTGTGCAAGCTCAAGTTTTGTTATCAAAAGTTCGGTTTTGCGCCGCTCCCATAATTTGAACGGCCCGTCTTGAAACTCTAAGTCCGCTTTGTCGATAAATGCTTTAAGGCCGTACGGGGTGGTTGCATAGTTTTGCATGGTGCCGCTTGTTGCAAATTCATTTGCTTGAGAGCGTTCCCCTGCAAGCGTTACATCGGGCACTTTGTAGACATTCTCCTCGTTGAATACGGCGTACTTGCCTGACGGTTTTCCGACTTCAACGCGCGGAAATAACAGCGGGCCGACCATTCCTTCCCGCACCTTAGCTGAATAATCCACTGCTAAATTGGAAAGCAGGGGACTGACATATCCTTGTTCTCTGGGCATTAAAAAACCTCCTTAAAATACGTTTTTCCAACTATGCGACGGTTATGACACCGCGTTCAATGTACATATCGATATATTCACCTGCCTCTCCGGACTCAAGGAATATCCCGCACGTTTTATAGGTACCCGCGGTTGCAGGAACATCTTCAAACGCACCGAGTTTTGTTTTTGAAAGCACCGCTTTTTTTCCGGCACTTGCAGTTCCGCCTGCAACAACTTTCACTACTCCGCCGATCGCTATGCCGACGCGATCTTGCGTCGCGGCGGCTTCATTGGCCTCAAACGGATACACGCCGAGCATATCCGCCTTTTCATCGGCCGGAGCGGTTACGGCATTATCGGCCGTTCCCTGTATTACGGCACTACCGGGAGCGATTTCGCTTTGTGCGATATAAGGACGTCTGTTTATCATTTTTTATTCCTCCTCGCTGAACATTTCAGGATTTGCCGAGTACAATGCTTCGGCCGCTTCGGTAAAGGATGCAAGGCCTTTCTCTTTTTGAAAGGCTTTTATTTTTGCCGTAACATCGGCGTTACACGCAAAAGATGCGCCGCTCTTTTCTTTTGTCGCCGTATGCTCACCGGACAAATCGACAATCGGTTCGCTGTTTGCAAAAAGCGCTCTGAAATCTTTTCTGTCCGCTTCCGTCATTTTGACATCGAGGGCGACCGCTTTTTCAAAATACGCCGGTGTAATCTTTCCCTCATCCCGCAGACGTGAAAAATAGGCCTCCGCCTCACGTTTAACACCGTCTTGTTTAAGACTGGCATTCTCTTTTTCAAGAGCGGCTATCCGTGCATCTTTCGCCGCCATTTCCGCTACTGTCGTTTCGTTTTGCTCACCCATATTCTCCTCCTGAGATTGTGTTGTTTTTTCCGCCTCATTCGCGGAAAAGAGTTTTATTGTCCCTGCATCCATTTTCTGCGTGAATATTGATACATGCTCATCTTGATTTGCATATTCAACAAAACCGCCGAATGAAAGCGAAAAGAGTGCCGGTATCTTAGCTCCTGCAACCGCAGGGGTATCCCGCCCAAGCAGCGCTATTGCTTTCAAGTACGGCGGCTCATTTTTATCCACCATGTCGTTTTCAAAAATTTCTACCGACATGTACCGGAGCTTTCCTTCTGCAACCTTTTTTATGACATCAGTAGAAAATGCCGGTACTTCGGCAAAAACCCAACCGCTTTTATCCATGCGTATAGATTGAACCCAGCCGTGTGCATCTTGATAATCATCGCTCATACCGAATGAGCGGTGTCCGATAACAAGCGGGGCTTCATATAATTTTTCAGGATTATAGGAATCGACCAGTCTTTGAACCCGCTCTTTCGGCCAATCCCCTTGCGGGTATTTCCCCGCCTTAAAAACCTTTAATTCTGCCATCTTTAGCTCCTCTTAAAATACCGTTCAAAAGCGTTCAAAACCCGTTCAAATTCGATTGAAACGGAAAGAATGCTAAATAACCAAGCCGCTCGCATAACCGCTGTTTTGCGCATATTCAGGTTATGCGTCGTATACAATCCGGAACGGTTTTACATTGCTGAAATCCGCCTTGCTCAAACGGCGGTTAAAACCGTTCCCGTCTTTAAAGCGGCGCGGCCACGGATCATTAAAAATCACCTCATCGGCCACATCATCGTATGCGACGGCCGCAATGTAATGCCCCGGCTTTTTAAGACAGAGCTGCACTGCTTTTCCGTTTTGTAGTTCGGATGCAACCGTTTCAAAAACGGCTCCCCGTTCAAAGCGCGCCTTTACGCCGAAAACGGCAGTAACCGCAACCGGATAAAATTGCGGCACTTCATTACCGTGCCACACATCAGGAGGCGTTTCAGGGCGTACCTTTTGCAAGGCAGGGTAGTTGCGTGGATCATTGAAAAAGTCCATCAAAACCTCTTCGCTTTGCGGTTTATAGCCTCCCGGCGTTTTCACCTCTACATCAAAGCCCATCGCCGCTATGCACGTAACCGCCGCCGACGGCCCGCACGAAACCAGCCATACTCCGTCAGAGCTCTTACGCAATATTTCTTCCGTTGGATTGTTTGTCTGTACAAAATAGCAATCTCGATAGCTCCAAAACTTTACGCCTTTTATCATCGTAAAAACCTCTTTATGCGATAATTTTACGCTTTACCGGTGCGACAGTTCAAAGAAACTATTTGAAAAAATTAGTCTTTATATGGTTGATTTTTTAAGCAAGATGCAGTAAGGTATAGATAAAGGTAACGGTTGAGGAGTATATTGAGAGGGACATCAGAGATGAATCCAGCGGACGCAAATTCCGCCCGGCCGTTACCATTATAATGGTAAGCGCTGAGAGTGCGTATTGAGAGGCGCATTGACCGGCTGTAGTAATGAACTTACTTTCAGCTGCGATAAGTACAGCAGGCGCAAATCCTGCCCGGCACTTACCATATTTTTTTATACACCGGATCGTTATAATCATATACGATATATCCTGTTGTTTTAATCCGTAAAGAAAAATCTTTTCCTAATTGCTTTAATACCGTTTTGAGTATTTTTCCATCTTCCATATTTTTAATAAAATGAAACTCTCGTCCAGCATCTTTTATATCAGGTTCTGTGTTTTCATAGATTGAATCCGGCTTTTGAAAACTATCGTACAAATCTTCAAAGAGCGTTTCAGGTATTCTTTGCTTTGCATTTTTGTCTGCGATACCGTGATATAAATCTTTATCAGAGGCAATAATTTTACAATCAGTTACGCCTATTTCCTGCATCACCTCAAAACGTTCCGCATCAAGATTGCCCACCTGATATAAAATATTTTGCGGTACATAATCTTTCTTGTTTATGCGTTTTGCTAATACGTTAAATTCACCTTTGGTAAGTTTGGTACCTTCCATTGATTTTCGATAGCTTTCCGTTACGTGAGAAAGGATACTTTTTCCGTCTTCCGCTTTTATTTTTGCAAGGTTTTTATAGGTACTGAAATTCGGCGCTAACGCTTCCCGTGCAGGATTATATTTCCACGTGCTGTCAAATGTATTCCAATCGACACCGGCCATATCGGGCGGGTTTCCGGAATCGTCGGAGTGCTCAACGGCAATGCCTGCTTTTTCCGCTTCGTGCTCACTCATCGTTGTTACATAGCACCGGCAGCCCCAGCCGTTCGGCGGGTTATAGGTATTCCAAAACGCATCATCATATCGGAATGCTTTCCCATCAAGAGCGAGGTGTTCAGCCCGCGGATTAGTAACGGCTGGATCATGGCGATACACCCAAATAGGACGTAAATCGGCACCGATAAGCCGGTTGCGGTAATGCTCCGCTTCATACGCACAGCGCATATTCACATCGTAGATAAGACCGATACGCCAGTTAATATACCTCTTATCATCTTTTGTATGCCCGTTCCCGCCGTACCAGCCTTTTGCGCTCATCATATCCAAAAGTCCGTCCCGGAAGTCTTTAAAGGGAATACCGTCTTTTATAGCCTGATTGAGTAAGCCGTGAATGGTATCTAATACGGCCGCTTCGTTTGAGTGAGCAACGGTAAAGGCATGAGCATGTTCTCCCCATTTAAGCTCATCCCATTTATCAGTCGGAACATTTATTTTCTTTTCAAGAAATTTACGCGCTATTTCAGGATACGGAATTTTATCGCTCATTTATTTTTGCCTCCTGCAACACCGATAGCGGCAAACCGTACATTGTCGATACACGAGGCAAAATCATCCAGTGAATGGTTTTTATACGCGGATAAAAGCGCCTTTGAAGCGTCTTGATAATCGTCAACCGTTCCGAGTGCATTCACATAGCTTTCAATACTTTTGTCAATTGCATCTTGTCCTTTTTCCTGCATCGCTTTATTAAATGAATCCAGTAACCGCCGGTCTTTTAATTGCCGCTTGGTCTGTTTATCCGCAAAAAGAGAAGCGGCTTTTTGAAAGAGCGTTTTTTCCATGTGTGTTCCGCATCCGCACGGATAGCTTGTTTGACTGTTTGTAGGAAAAGAAAAAGAACCTTGCTCTTTTTGACTACCTTGTTCGTCTTCATGCGCTATCTCAAAATCTTCTTGCGGAATATCGTACTCACGTTCGATATATGCTTTTTTAGGACGCCAGCCGAGGGCATATAACTTTGCGTCCCGCTCTGCGCGCTCTTGCTGTAAATCCTCGTCCTTGACAAATTCAAACACGGGAGGCAGCACATCTGTGCCGTAGTTGTAATACGTCCAGACTGCTGCAAGCCGGTTAAAGCAGGCGGATATTCTCCTCCGGTCGGCAGCAGCTAAATCCTGCCTGACAAGATTATGCGCCTGCGCTGCAGCATAGCTTCCTTTACTGCCGATGTCCGTTGTAAGCGTTTGCCCTAAGACCGCTTTTGAAATTTCTTTATTTGCCGCTTCTATATACTCTGCGTGAACATTAGAAACGCTTCCTTTATTGGCAAGGCTTTCAATCGTGATTTCCGCCCCCTCAGGTGCAATAGCCACCGCATCGGCTGCCATCCGTTCAAGAGACGTAAGCAGTTCATTTTTATATGTTTCACCGGCATTATTCGGATACTTTCCATACAAAAAAGCGCCGCCGTATTTTTCGACAAATACCGTCCACCAGCGGAACCCGTTCTTTTTAAAGGTTACCGGCCAATAGCATTTTGAAAATACTTTGACGCCATAAGGGTTGGCATAACTTGGCCGGTGGCGGGCAATGAGAAAACGGTTCTTCGGCAACGGTTCCGTTCCGATAACGCCGGTACGGAATACGAGGTTGTTTTCTTGGTCAAACTCAAACCATTGCGGAGGTTTACCAACGATGTCGCCGATTACCCACCGTCCGCCTTGAGCGCGCCAGATAACCTCAAGCGGTGAATAGCCGAACGCAATAGCATCCATCATCTCCTCGATAACGCGCGGAATATCAAGCTGCCTCAATTCTTCTGTAAAGAGGTCGGCAGCTTCTTGTTCTTTTTTGCCGTTCCCGTCCCCGCCTGCAGCGCAAAACCATTCCGCGCCGCTTGAAGCAGAGCAGCGAATACTCCACACACTCTCTAAATGGCTGTCGGTTAGAAGTTCTTGCAGTGCCGTAATGCCACGTCCCATTTTCCGCAAAATAGGGTCAGGATCAGGAAGAGAGCGCATCAGACGGACAAAATCATTCGCCCGTTCGCGTGTTGCAAAGTGATTGCCGCTCATCTTTTCAAGCGTTTCATCCCCTTTCTCTGTAGCTTTATTCGTTGCACTTTTCGCCTTTGTATCAGGGCTCCAGTTTTCAAAATGCTGTACTCCGCCCATTTGTTTCTTATACCTTCCCATCAATCATACCCCTGTAACACCGCGCTACTTTCCCGCGTACTCCGTGAATACGGCATCCCCGCCCGCTTCTTTTTTGCAGCGTCAATCAATTTACGCACCACCCCTTCAAGCGCATCCGGCCCGTCTTTATATTCCCCATCAGGATATTGCAATAGTTCATCTATCAATTCTTTTTGATCCGCATCTTGTTTATAAAAACGGATAATACCGTTTTCTATCGGAGCTGAAAGCGTTGCCTCGATGCGGGTGTCTTTATTGACAGTCGCCGTCTCAGGCCGGTAGGGAATGTAAAAGCCTTCCTGCTCCGCTTTCATATCAAGAACGGTCGCAAGCATCGCTTGCCCGCCGTTATCTTCAAAAAACATATACGACGGATTCCACGCTTGATAAATCATATACATGCCGTCTACCATCCGCTGAATACTTTCTTTGCGGATACGCGCTTTTAAGATATAGATAATCCCTTCATTCGTGATACCTGCGCATACGGTTGCTTTAAAACAGTGCTTTTCTTCCTGTTTAACGCTTGGGTCAGTCCACGAAAAAACATAGGCAAAGCGTACCGCGGTAAGTTCTTCCGGCTGGTATCCGCGGATGTGTTCTTCCTTAAAAATGCGCTCATCAAGGGCAATCGGAATTAACAGAAACTCTTGCCCGTATGCAAGGGAGCCGATTGTACGCTTGAGCCGCTTTAACCGGTCGAGAGGAAAAAACTGAGGCCATGCAGGTTTCCCGCGCACTTCTGCAGGGAACTTATATGTTTTAACCGCTTCTATTGTCTCACTTCCTTTCTCTAATGTCGCTGCGACGCACTGCGTATTCAGAGGGGTGGCGACAATGATGCACGAATAATTTGCAGCTAAAGCAGGAATTAAATCCTGCATAATCCATTCAACCGATTCTTTTACAAACTTCCGTGACTTTGCCCGCTTTCTATTTTGAATATCATCAAGTCTGACATAATCGGGACGGGCCGCTCCATGCACAAACCCGCGCGGGTCTTGTCCGATTGAAACGGCAACCACACCGATGGTGCTCCCTTTTTTGCCGGGGATATTAACCGAGAAGTCTCCCATTGCAGGACGCTTTCCTTCCGGAATAAATTCTCCAAAGTCATTTTTAAGCCGCTGATTGTACATCAGTTCCAATAGGATGCGTCCGGTAAAGCGTTCACTCTTTTCTTCCGTATAACTGGAAAAAAGCATAAATTTCCGTCTGCCGTACGCAATCTCGTGTATCGGATCAAGCAGTGTAAAAAAGGTCGATTTCCCTGAACCGCGGAATGCTTGCAGCAAGATCGGCTCTTTTTCTGCAAGTCTAATTTTTTCCCACTCTTTGTGAAACTTTGCCCCTTCACTTGAAACGTATTCGGGAAAATAGAGCTGAGCAAATTCCCACACCGAATCAGCACACTTCTTTTTTCGCGCCTCTTTTGCTTTTTCGCTATTATCAAGAAACAGA